CGATACTGAACGTTCGTTACTTGTTTCGCCACCTAACGAGGTGGAAATAGCACTACAAAGTGCACCCAAGCAACGCTTGGGTAAAACAAAAAGAAGAAAAGAGGTTAAAGAAGAAAACCTCATTTCCCTTACCAACAATAATGTTGTTAACGGGAAAATCATACCTCAAAAGGTTGTTCCAAAACAACCTGAGGTCATTCCTCCCGAAGGTAACAATTTCGCGGAGGAACCTGTGGTTAACCTCCCTGCTGTGGAGGCTGACTGCCCCCTCGATCACGATGACGAGTGGTATTTCTCGCAAGCCCTCAATCAACCTACTGATCTTGAGGCTGCGTTACAAGAGAATGCTACCCGCTCATCCTTTTTAGCCCCCCGACCAACATGCGCAACCTCTGAGTCGGAACAAAGAATATATAAGGCCTTAGGCCTCGATTCTTATGTTCCGTTACCTGACTCAGAAGGTGTGGTCAGGGCCGGCAATTTAAACCGCTTTGCTGCACTTGAGACTGCACTCATGCACAAAGTGGTTAGAGAGGAACTCCCAACAAAGAGTCTCACGTTCCGGGGAAGAGCATTCAAAGGCATCAACGACAAGCCCTTGTTTGTCGAAGATGCGTTGAATGTGCCCCTCAACCTCAGTGGACCAAAAGTTGAGACCAGGTCTTATGCTTTTGTGTCCAATGAGAAAGTTGAGGTTCCCCCAGCGACGTCTTTCTCTTGGCTGGGTTGTATCAATCGCTTCACACCAGCGGAATTGGTGCATAAATTCACCAATGTTGATGCAGGTGTGGTGGGAGCGGCTCTCGCATTCCTCCCGAAATTCACCACTGGTGGTTTCGCTATAGGGGAGGATAAGCGAAGATTCCGTGTCTCAGGCAAAAGCATGCTTGTCACAGACGGTGCAACAACTACCAGATGGTATAACTACCATATGGATGGAAGTTGTATCGTTGGACGTATAGGGGCCTACTTCCTATTCATGTCCGTCAAGTATGCTTGCAGTGTAGGAGATGCCGATGTAGCCCAAGTCACCTTGACAAAAGGCTACAAAGGTGATGTCTTGCCTGCAGCCTTAGTACGGGATGCCAGTTTGGAGGAGAAGTTGGTCACCACGGACCTTGACGGGTACATGGAGGCCTACAATTCTTCAACTGGTGCACTCCCCGAGAATCCGGAGGATGTCAAGGTTGAGGAGGTCACCTTCCGTACACAAGGTGACTACCTTTATCTTGACCGTCCTCTCAAGGGTAGGGTGTTCTCGAGCTACCAAGTGCTCAAGATGCCTAACGTAGCCCCAAAGCCTATACGGGCTGAGCGCCGTCTTATGAACCGTGTGAATTTGATTTTCACTGCGGCTAATAAGGTGGACAGGACCACGTTGGTATCTGCCTTGGAGTTCGTTAATAGGGAACTCCCGAACCTTGATCTGATAAAGGAGACTCTTCCTTTGGTAGCCTACTGCCTTAAAGAGTCAACTTTATCAGAAGGATTCATCAAGCAAGTCCTCTCGTCGCGAGATACAGCTGTGGTCAACGCTTTGAAGGCCGATGGCTTCAAGGTGTCACCCACCAGCTTTAAAGAGGCGTGGAAGGCAAAGCGGGTTCTATCCTACTGTGCTCTTCACCTAAAGTCCTTAATAGGGCTCAACGATCAGATCGTTGTAGATCCTAATTCAAAGGATTTTAGGCGCCTCACTAAAAATTTTTAGAGGGGCCCTTACTGAACGATGATTTCCATCGAATTAAGTGGAATGGTGTCTGTTGGACCAGTGACATGCAAAAACAGGCAGCTCCACATCCGTTTGATGGTTATCATCCGTTCTATAAACCCAGTGCGGACCAGGTACCCAAGGAGATACGGGAGTATGTTACCCCTGAAGCATGTCCAAAACTATTGTTAAAGATTCATGACCCTGAATTGTTAGCAATAGCAGGTGGAACTGACGATGATCAATGGCACCTAGCCTCTGATTATCCAGGTTTCAAGGATATCAACTTCAAGGATATAACATGCACCTGTAAATCCAAAGGACCTCATCAGTCAACGCACGATTTCGAATCTATCTTTGGCTACCAGCCACTCTCTCAGGAGGCTATACTATATCGTGGATGCAAGCGAACCATATTAGCGGCTGCGAAGAGACAAGTCAAGTCAGCACCCAACCCGAATAAGGATGTTGTTGATTCCTTCCTTAGTTTTGCTAAGAGAAAGATAAATCAACACATGGGTCATGACTTGCGCCACTTTGGTTATTCATTTAACCAGTGGTTCAATCATTTGAATAGGTCCAAGCAGGCGCGTATGGCCCTTGTACATGAATACTTGACAGGCCAAACAATTCCTGGATTTGAGAGTCATAAGTTTGAGCAGTACTACACAGACCTGGAACATATGCCACATAAAGTAGCATATGGTAATGGTTTGTCACGTGCTGTCTTGAACTTAACTCACTATGAAGGGATTTGTAAAGTCGAGATTCAGGAAACCGACGGCAAACCAAGGATGGTCTGCTCGATTCCCGATCTCATCAAGTATGTCATGGGCCCGATATGTTGGCGTCTAGAGGAAATGGCTCAAGATCATTTACCTGTTTATTGTGGTGGGATGAACTTATCTGAGATGGAGGATAAGATCAACCACTACATTGATCAGGGATTTGATTTGGTGGCTCAAGGTGACGGATCGGCGTTCGATAACACACAAGATGTGTCGTTGAAGGCTCTGGATCGTTGGATATACCAGATGATTGAACCATTTGTTTATCATGTTCCTAAAGAGTTGTTCCACGCAGTTTCGCAGGCTGCATATAAAATCATGGATGTGAACATGCGAGATCCCTTGACTCGCAAGGTCACAACTTTGATGACATATGCTGTTTGTGGAACAGTCTTTTCTGGAGACTGTGACACAACTCTTATGAACACAATACGAATGGGGATGTACAACTGGTACACTAACGAGGCTATGGGTCTCGAGTTAGGTACGCATTACGTGTGCTGGTCTAAAGGAGATGACTTCACGGTCATCTACAATAGACGGCTGGTGACGCAAAAAGCAGTTCAAGCTGGGTACAAAAGGTTATGGCTGTCCAAACCGAATGCGAAAGCATCTCCCTGTTCCGAACTCTATGATGACAGAAGTCATGGATTAGGACAGATTTTGAAGATGTTGGACTTCGGTGGACCAGATAGTTTTGCGTTCTGTTCTCTCAACGCATGGTACACGAACCTGGGTAGCGGGCACATTACGTTAACTCGTAATGTAAAGAAATTATTCACTCTTTCAAATTACAGTCGTAAGTTGAAACAGATGAGTAATTTGTCAGCTGCGCAGTATTTAGTGGACCAAGCTGAAGCACTCACCGTATCATATGGAGGTATCCATATATTCGATGAAGCTGCTCAGTGCTTGTTGAGACGGGCGGAGATGTTTCGTCGCGCCGCTTGTGAAGGGAAGTTTAGGAAACGGGGTACGGTAGACCCTAGGGTGACATTAACCCTCGAAGGCCATTTAATGTCGTCCATGTATCATATAACTTTCCGTAACAAGTATAGAAACATCTTGCATAACGCAAGCTACTGGGAAACAGTCAAAGCCTATGAGATGGTTAAACAGAATCGTCTGTCTAGGGATGAGCTCTCCCTAGTTAATCGACAGATTGATTCTATATACCTGCCAGGAACACTAACCCGTAAATTATTCCAGTAAGGGCATGGCAGAGTCAGAGATGAAGAAGAAACAAAATCCTTCATCAAAGCCACAGGGAAATAAAACTAAAAAGAAGACCTTGAATTTGCCTAAGACAGAAGACAAATTCAAGATGGTGGATGTCGTAACAGACACGCGACACATCACTCGCGACGATGTTGACCGTGTCCTCAACGACAGGGCGAACCGTGTAGCTGCATATATCAGTACAATACTTGAACCTGAACTCTCAGTAACTGATGGTACGGTAGCAAAGTTACCAACTATGTTCCCAATACCATCAACTACCGTTAGCTTCAGGAACAACATCAACATTTCGACGAACGCGGAGGGAGACTTTGCCCTAGCATGGAATCCTAACATGTTCTCGAATCTTGATGGGTTACGTCAATATAGTATGAAAATTGACGGAGGGGAGGAGAAGGTTTGTGATACTATATCACACTTGGTAGTCATGGATCCTACAAATGATACACATCTCTTAGCTGTGCCATCATATGTACCAGACGTGGCTTTATCCAAGTACCGACTTGTCTCCGCGAAGTTAAAGGTCACCTATATTGGCTCCGTATTGAACAAATCTGGTATGATGTATGCTTGTGCCACATACGACCAGACTCCAGCATTGGTGGGAATAAGCGGTGACTTCGGAGATCTCATGATCTTTGAAGACGTCTTTGGGAACCCAATTGACTGGACCTCGGATCTGTATGCTGACTCAATACCTGGCCGAACATTGGCTAGCATGAACGAGCAGGCTATCTCGAACGGGATCTGGAACAAGTGCTTGAACATAACTAACTCTAGCCAAGGGATGTCTTGTCTCCATATACCTACTGACCCGATAAATGAAATATTTTATCCAGTCGGTACTTATTTTGGGAATAAGATCGCAAACCGCCATCCCATTGGAGCTAGTAGTCATTTACGTTCTCAAGCGGTCCCAGAGTCCTTCAGTAGCTCTTCTGGCGCTCAATTGTGTTATCTAATGTGCGGGCATGGTTTACCAGCAAACACTGAGTGCGTTAACATCCAGGTGTACTACAACTATGAGGTCATACCAACTCAACTTACTGCACCATTCCTTAGACCAGCATTGGACACATTCTCCTATGCTGAGAGAGACTTGGTACGCAGTATAGTTAGGGAGGTAGCACCAGTAGCTGCAACATCTACGAAGTTGGCACACAAAGGTGTTTGGAGTAGCCTTAAGAGCATGTTGAGGAATGTGAATTGGGGAGATGTGGCGAAAAGCTCCGTCAAACTGATTCCACAGATACTCAAGATGTTCTAATCCATCACGAGCCGTCTTCTTGCCGCTGGCATCAAGCGGGGTATAAATGAGATGAGTAGTAGCGAGTCCCACTGGTAGGGCTAGCAATTGACACACATCGACATGATTGTGCCTGTTTCCCACGGGTTTAAAAACAGGTGCCTGAACCATGGATGAGTTTGGAATCTCAGTCCCACGGTGGCTTCAACGATAGGTGGCGCAGGCGTGTGCGCCTATCGGTAGAGCGAAAGGTGACTCCAGTGCTCCTGGACACCCACTAGTGGCTTATTTTCCTTACGCGTGTTAACTGCGAAACCCTATGCTGTGCTAGCCAGTGTCACATGGCAGCATAGCAACAGTGATGAACATAAGCGCCTGGAGACTGGGCCTCAAGCAGTCTTTGTATCATAGTCAGTCACAATGTGCGGTACTGTTGGCCGTCAATGCACTAACCGACTAGTATTAGGCTTGGCAACCTAATGCTAAGAACGGTGTCCCCACTATGCAGCAAACTAACAATATGCTCTGTGTATTGTTAGGGAATAGGTAAGAATAAAACGCCTCGCGTTGGTGCGTGCACCTTCCAATGGTGACAATAAAGGGACCTTACTCGAGCATAGTGAACCCAGTTAGTGTCAACCGTTAACAGTATGACAGTGTCCTCACCACTGTTGCTGAGGAGGTCAGATCGGAACTGCGCACTCCGAGATGACTAGGACATAGTGGGTTAAGCAAACACTCA